TCTTGTTTTGAGTACGGCTCCCCTCCATGTTATGAAGACATGTGATGAAGTTTACATCTTACTGTTATTTATAACCGCCTAACAGATAGCTACATGTAAGAAAAATGAGATATAAATAAAACCTAATTTTTAGTATTTCACTAAGAATTCATTAACAAATCAGGAACAGAAACATAAATTTACTGTATTTAAAAAAGAAAGGGAAACATACAAAACAGCAGTTTTGTTGCTTTTAACCGGCACATAGAACATATTAGTCATAGTCACGAATTAATAAATTAACTATCAATTCATGATGACCAATAAAAGGCAATGACGGAACAGATTTAAGAAGCCACAAGAATGACTCCATTTGTTCAACTGTAACATTATAGCGACGAAGCATAAAATCATTCCAAACAGAATCAGAAATATATTTATCTTCATCACTATACACCGCCCACTCATCACGTTTTATAGGTACCTCCTTAAATTCAGGAGTTAGACGACGTATTTCATCATCTATAGCCTTATAAAACCAATTGGTGCGCATTTTACCGTAACCCAACCATTGGGACCTATATGCATATTGTACACGTTTGCTTTTAGACCAAACGCTAGGATAATTGTTTAACGGATCTGTTAAAGTTTTGCCAAATTTAGCTAAGAAACCAGGTAAACGTATCCAAGAATATTTATTATCAGTGTTAAGCAAGAAAGCACCTTTCAAGAAAGTGCCATGATTGTCATCAAACCTATTACTTTTAACAATCAAACCCGCATTAGAATAAACGGTCTCATTGTCAAAAGCAAGCGCATGTGAAGAAACAATCACGTTGACCAACGTATTAGCCAAACAAGTTGCTGGCTCTCCAGTAAGCCGACACAAGGGCATATCCTTGGGAACATCAAATTTGTTACCGGTTTTTCTATGAACATAAGAAACCTTTTGTTGATACATCTCCCTATTTAAAGAAGACTCATTAGAAAAACCTAAATGATCAAGAAACTTTGGGTACAACTCCAAAATTTCTTTATGTTGGGTGGCATCGAATTTAGAAAAATCGGTCTCAATAAAGACAATTTTATCACCTGTCTTTTTAATGACATAAGTGTCATCACCCATCACCAACATATAAATTCCGTCAGCACCACTGATAGCAGAATTTACAAACACGTTTAAATGACTAGACAAATCGCCATATGCAAAGTGCACATATATGCTACAATTATTAATATAACTAAATAATTGAGGCTCTGGCGGCCAACAAACGTCTCTCATATATTTAGACAATTGAGAAGTGAAATCACCCAATCGATTAAGATAGAAAGGAGAAACGTTGTAAATTAAACGCATGATCTGTTTTTTATTCCTGACTAAAAATTCATCACTTTTTCCAAAAACTTTAGTAGTTTTGTCAGGGACACCGGAGGATAAATCACACTCTTCAACGGTTAACATTCTTCTTTTTTGATCTTTACGGAGTGCTCTACGCCACTCTTCATAATTAGGATTAAAAGAAGTAAAACCAAAGCCATAACATTTGAAAAAACTATTGAACATTAAATCAACTGCGCCAGGAATATAAGGAGGACGATCAACCCCAATAATACGAAAATCAAGACTAGCTTGGACGTTATCAAAAGAACTGGCTGGTTTGGTACAAGGCGTAACAAACAAACCTAAAGGATAACATCCTCCATAGATTTGATTATCTACTATTTTAGAGGGATTCAAAGTACAACCGTTCTTATAAACGGCACCGTTTTCAAGTGCGGGAACTTTGGGAACTTTTGAGCATGGTAAAACAGAACCAAAAGGCAATAACTGAATACCTTCACTAAGAGGAACAAAATCATGTTCATCAACAGACAAGGAGTATTCGTCGCTCAAATTGCTAGTAGTCGTATTATGTATATAATGATTAACCAATCTAGTATACCAAGGGAGC